CAGTTTCGTTGTAGGGCAGGACTGTGTTGGTGGCGTTCATCTGGCCGTCCACAATTGCGGGCTCGGCAGGCAGGGTCGTCACGCCTGGGGCGACGGGGAACCAGAACGTTCCAGTGCCGCCGACTGCCGCCCAGAACAGGGCATCCGTGCTGCAGACAATGCCGTTGCTATCAAACGCCCACTGGTTGCCGTTGCTCCGGTACAGAGCTGTCAGGCCATCGGCCTGCAGGTACAGCGGACTGAACGGGGCCACAGGCAGTCGCTCTGGCGCGAGCTGAAGGTTGACGCCGCTCCGGTTGCCCAGCAGCAGGCGGTTTTGGACCCGCCCGTAGCGGTTAGCTTTAGCCGCAGCATCGCTGGGCGTGGCCGTAAACGGTCCTCCGCTGGGCCCCGAGAAAATGTCGTCGGGGACATAGGGCATTGAGAACTCAATGCGCCGCTGGGCCGTGGCGCTGCCGAGGGCCAGCTCCAGCTCAGCTTCGCTTTCAGTTCGCCACCCGTTATTGGGGTCGCCGTCCTTGGCGTAGGCAGCATTAGTCCGATCAGCTTCTGCAGGTCTGGCTTGAGCAGCCTCGCGTCCGGTCTGGTTCGTTGCGACCGTCACGCTGAGCAGGTTCAGAGAATTGCTCAGTGTTTTGCCCACATAGCCCGTCACTGCACTTGCGGTGGTCAGGCTGTCGCGGGATTGGGCAATGCTTTGTTGGCCTGCGATAGTACGGTTCCACAGTCCATAAACACGGGTCGTGCTGCTGGTGTAGTCGCCAATTGGCTGGCTTTGAACCACTACGCGCTCTGTTGTGTAACGCGGCGCATTGGCACCCAAGGAAAAGACTACATAATCGCTGGAAGAGAAAACCATGTCCAGCCCCACGTCGCCGTAAATCGCCAGCAGTTGCTCCTGCTTGATCGTGTCGGTCTGAATTTCGTTGCCTTCTGGGTCATAGATATAAAAAGTACTGCTTGTTGAAACCACTGGGGCTGATCCTGAAAAAGTCAGCCCGTTGCTTAAATATTGGTTAATCAGTGATCCAGCTACTGATGCTGCAATACGGTTTTCAGTGGCCACCCGGCTTTGCACTACGCTTTGGCCGTTGACAACGGTGTAATTGGTAATTGTTTCGGTTGATTCAATGCCGCGATAAATTTGAGTACTCGGGCTGCCCCCGATCGCTGGGGTGTAAATAATTGGCACTTCCACTTGAGTGGAAACAAAGCTGTACTCCCAGTTGATCGCGTCATTGTCCGCGTTAGCATCTGGATCCTTGAGCTTGAGGCTGCTGTAGCTCACCGTCACCGCTTCGCCAGGGAGCTGGCCGGTGCCAATCGGGCCAAGGTCCACGATGTCGGCGCTGGTGTAGACCGGGCCGGTGCCGCCTTCTTGATCGAGGCTGGCGATCTGCAACACCTCGCTCGCGTCGAGGTAGCCGAAGTACGACTCGGACACCAGCAAGTCGTTTAGGACCTGAACGTAGCCGGCGCCAAAGTCAAAGGCGGCGATCGAGAACTTATTGGTGAGTGGGCTGCTGCTGGCAGTGATGCCCAACTCGGTCAGGCACTTGGCCATGACGCTGCTGGCGTGGATCGGCAGGGTAACAATGCGCTGATCGTCGGTGTCGTAGCTGGCATTCTCGGGGTCGTCAAACGCTTCCCACTTGATCGGCTCTTGGAGGTCGGACAAGTAAGTGAGCTTGCAACCCAGCTCCACCTTGGTGGTGCGGCGGAAGGGATCCGCGAACGACGAGAGGACGCGCAGCTTGCGGGGGATGCTCGTGGTAACCCCGCCCTTGGTGTAGCTGAAGGTGACCGCTGTTCCTACAGCAGGGGTGATCAGGCCGCTGATCTCGCAGGTACCGCGAGTCTTGACGAGCCCGCTGCCTTGCAGGTAATCGTCCGAGATGCTGCCGCTAATCAGGGTGCCCAGTGAGCAGGTGACTGTGGCGCGGATGTCAATGGCCATTACTTCACCAGCGCCAGGTCAACGCTGACGGTGTACCGAGTGCTCTTGGCGCCCGAGCTGATGATGATTTCTGCAGTGGCTGTGGGTGGAGAAATGGGGAACCAGCTGTTGACTGCCGGGATGGCAGCCACCACTTCCTCGTACCACGTCTGGATGACGGCCCAGCTGGCGCTGCTGGTGGTGCCCTCAATGCGGCGGACCTTAGTGGCGGTGAGCGGGCCCTGGATGACGTGCGCGCCTGTGGTCGTCAGCCCCAGCGTCGGGCCGTCCTGATAGGTCACAGGGTCAGCCGTGAGCACGATGGTCGCAGCGGCTGTTTCTCCTCCCGCAAGAGAAGGCACGATTTTGTCTGGGGTGCCGGTGACGATGTACCAACTCCCAAAGCTGGGCAGCGTCGCCTCGCTGTTCTGGCGTGACTTTTCTTGCTCGCGCAGGATGACCGCTAAGGCTTGGTTGGCATCAACAAGGGTGACGCTGGCACTGATGTAAGCCCCGGCCTGCTCACCGCTGGGAGGATCCGCAAACCAGCAGGCAAGGCTGGTGACGCTGACGCCATTGGCGCTGGCCGTCAGGTTGACCGTGGTGCCAACCGTGCCAGAGGACGCCGTATCGGCATCTGTGATGCGAGTGGTACGCCAGGTGTTGTATTCACTCAGCAGCGACTGCCACTGGGCCGGGGTCAGCAGGCCATTGATCTGGAACGTGCGGGCAGTCAGGCCCGTGCGGGCTTCACCCTCGTACCCAAACGGCTGGACCGTCAGGAAGCTGCAAGTGAACGAGCCAATGGTGATGGTCATGCTGGGGAAAGGGCGGTGTTCACCACGTCGCCGTAGACCGTGGACTGACCAGAGGAATCAACGTTCACCTGCACGTTCCAAGCCTTACCGACAAGGGCTGTGATCTGGTCACGTAAGGACGTATTGACGCCAACCAGTTCTTTGTTGATCGCGTTGACCTGATCTTGGGCCGAGTTGACGCCAGCAATGGCATCAGCTTCAGCGTTTACGTCATTGATGAATTGCGTAATCTTTTGCAGCCCATCCACCGAGGCAAAGCTTCCGGCTGTCGCTTGACTAAAGATTTCTCGGATGTTGCCAAACAGGGGCCGGCCAGTACCCACGCCTTGACTGCGAAGCAATTCAGCGCCGCGCTTCAGCGCTGCCTCCAGCTGAGGGCCAAGGCTAGTAATCGCTGCACGAGTTCGGGTAAAGACCTCATCTGGCGCCAAAAAACGATTGAGGCCCTGCGGGTTGGCTTGGGTTTCGCTCAGCTTGAGACGTGCTTCCAAAAGCTGCCGAGAGGCGTCAATAAACCGCTTAGCAGACTCTTCAGAGGCTTTCTTCAGAGCCTCAGCGCCGCTCAAGAGCGCGTCTTTTAAGCCCTGTGTTTTTGTGCTCAAGTCACCAGCCACCTGAGCAACTTCCTCTGCTTTGGGCTTGACATTGATTGGGACATCAATTGGCTGGGCATTAAATGCCTTTTGAAGGTCGTTTAAGCCGGCCAGAAGCTGATCCCGAGCCTCTCCGCTAAGCAGGCCGCCCAGCCTTGCGGGCGCCGTAATAATTTTGACGAGTCCGCTTGCGGTAAACGCTGCACGGCGTAATTTAAGCTCTAGCTCAGTAATTGAATTAACAAGCCCTTGAGGCTGCTTTTCAAGGCCGTCGTTAATTGCAGTAATGCCTTCAACGACTGGGTTAATAGCAGTGTTTAGCAGCGATTCAAAGGCCAAGGCAAGCGCCTCGACAACCCTTGGGTTCTTTTCCAGCAGCTTGGAAAACCGCTCAGCTTCAGTGGCCAAGGGCTGGAAGAACTTTGTGATGCTTTCCAGCGAAGGAAACAAGCGGTCTAATCCTTGGTTAATAACTCCAAAGGCTGCTGACAGCGCAGGCGACACAGCCTGAGCAAAGCCCAAAAAGACTTGCTGAATATTGTCGCCGATGTTCGCAAACTGAACGCTAACTGACTGGCCTGCGCCAACCAGTGCTGTCATGTTGCCCGTGGCTAGGACAATGGCACGGTTGACATCGTTGACGCTGATTTTGCCTTTGCTCATTGCGTCTTGCAATGCCGCGCCAGACAAGCCAGTGACTTGCGCCAGCTCGTTGTTTAGGTCAATTCCAGCTTCAAGGAACTGTAGGTTTTCCTCTCCCTGCAGCCTGCCTTTAGCAAACACCTGGGCATAGATGAGCCCAATGCGGTCAAGGCTTTGACCAGACTGAGCCGCGAGAGCCCCAATTCGGTTAATGGTGCCGCCTAGCTTGTCAACTTCAACGCCTACAGCCAAAAACCGCTGAGCTGCGTTGAGTAGCTCGTCATTGCGGAATGGCGTGGCCTTGCTGAGAGTAAAAAGCTCTTGCCGTAGTTGGGCTGCCGCTGTAGCAGAGCCCGTCAACCCGGTAAATGCTGCGGTCAGCTTTTGCGCGTCACCTGCAGCTTGAACAATGGCAAAGCCAATTGCGCCAACGGCTACCGCCGCGCCTGTCGCAGCTAATGCTCCTGCTTGCAGGCCACCTCTAAGGGCACCAGCTTCGTTTGCGATATCACCTAAGAACCTATTTGTTGTCCGCTTAGCGCGTTGAAGTCCAGCGTTGTAAGCCGCATCGTCAACGGTCAGCGTCAGTACGGCACTTCCGAGACTGTCCGCCACGTCGCCACACCATCCGTTCCATAGCTTGCCGCAAACGGAAACCTATCAACACAGGGGATAGGAAATGGCCAGCGCTTTGATCGCACTAGCAAACGCGACCGCCTCCTTCACTGTTCCCACCTCTGGCACCACGACAGACGCCACCACTGGCAACGTTGTGGCCAACACCGAAGCCGTCACCGTCACCCTGTACCTGCGCCAGGGCTCGCCCACCAAAGAAGACCTGCCAGGCATTGACGTGGATGCCGATTTCTTTGAGGGCTATGCCATCAACCCACAGGCCCTCGATGCCCGCATTAAGCCCGGCACCCGTGGCACGCTCAACTTCTCGGGCCAGGGCAGCCAAACCTGTGAGGTGCTTGGCAGCCGCACGCCTTACGGCACCACTGGCCTGATCGGCTCCACCATCCGAACGGTAATTGGAGATCGCGTGCGGATCGTTCGTTACCGGCAACGCTGATGGCTGTTCAGGTTCAAGCCACCTACAAGCTCACCGGCTGGAACGCACCCCAGCTGAAGTTGCGCGTGGCCAACATCATGACGGCCTATGGCAAAGCCATTGACCGGCAGCTCAAAGAAGAGATCCAGCTGGTCCAGTTCCCCTGGCCCGGCACCACTTACCGCAAAAACGGCACCATCGAGGGCAGCCCCCGCGACATCGTGGACACCGGGGCATTCCTGCGCAGCCAGCGCCGTGAGCGCATTGATGCCACCACCCTCAAGTTCACCTGGGGCAACAGTGGCGTCAACTATGCCGGCTACATCCTTCAAGGGATCCCCAGCAGGAACTACAAAGCCCGCGACTGGATCAAGCCTGCTCTAACCAACCTGCCCTTAGACGGGTTCTTCAAGGCTGAATGGTCACGTCTTGCCGGTCGGGCGCTGTAGCCAAAGAAAAAGCGGCAGGCCCACCACCTGCCGCCCCATCTTCCACGCCTTAGCTTGCTCAGCTGACGGTGGCCACAGTCAGCACGCAAGCCGTGTCGCCACTGCCCAGCACCGCTGGATCGCTGATGGTCAGCACATCGCCCACCTTGTAGCTTTGGCCGCCGGCCACGATGGTGGCGGTTTGGATGACGCCAGAACCGTTGACGGTGATCGTCGCAGTGGCGTTCTTGCCAGAGCCATTGCCTTGAGCAGGGCTGGTGGAAACCAACGCCACGCCTGTGCCAGCAGTCAGGCCCAAGCCGCCATCGGTGATGGTCAAGGTGGCCACCGGGTCGCCTTGGCGGTAGTTCTTGGGTGCGCCGTAGCCCAGCAGGTCAAAGCTGACGCTGGCCACCGAGCCAGCTTCCAAGCTCTCAGACCAGTTGGACACGAACGCCACACCGGCATCGACCTGGGGGTTGTCGTTGCTGGTGCCCACCAGCGGCAGCTCCCGGTACCACTGGATTGCCACGTTGTTGGCCGAGGTCTGGGCCGCACGCTTAAGCGTCAGGTAACCCTCGGAGGTCGGGTCGAGGTTGAGGGCGCAACTGATGTTGTAGCTGTTGCCGGTGACCAGCTGGCTAGAGAAGCCAAAGTCGGTCGAGTAGTCCAGCACCGTTTGAGTGTCAGAGCTGACCGAAATAGAAGTGTTGGTCAGAGACAGCACCTCGGTCATGGTGCTGCTGGTGGTTGGAGCTGAGCTGGCCGTGGTGCCCAGCTTCACCCAGAAGCGGACATCGAGACTAGCGAAATAGGTGCCCGCCATTGATCCTGTGGAGGTTTGTTTTAGGTTGCCGCCATTGCCAACTCTTCTTGCCGCTCAAGCCAATCCATCGGCGTTGGATAGTGCGAGCAGTGCAGATCAAACCCTTTGACATCGTGAGCGATGCCTGCGGTGGCCACTAGAGCCTCTTTGAGCTGCTCACGATCACAACCCAGCTCGGCGCAGATGGCATCAGGTGCCATGCCTTGATCCACCAGCTTGCGGGCTGCATTACCCAGCTCGCGCACCTTATGCGGGGCCTTGATGCCCCAGTTGCTGCTGCGCAGATAGTGCAAGCACTCACCTAGGGCAAAACTCCACAAAATGGTGCTGAGTTTGCCCCGCTCTGGCTTCCAGGCGCGGAACGCTTTGATGGCCGCAAAGTCCACGCAGCTATTGATGTCCTCGGTGGCCATGCAATACCCGTACTTACGGGTCAGCTTGTTGGCAAAGAACTTGACTAGGCCAATGTTCTCGGCGTAGAGCTTGCCAAACGCTCGCTGCTCTTCGCGGGTCAGTGGTGTAGCAAGGTGATCTTCGGTCCGCAGCTTTTCTTCTGGCAGCCCTAATGCTGTCAGTAGGGAGAGCTGATCGCGGGAACGTTTAGCCACCCAACCATCCTAACTCCGCAACACTGAGATTTGGCCTACGGATGTTTTCGGGCCCGATAGGCACAAGCAACCGAGGACACCAACCAAATGGGGCAGCACTGTTAAGGCGTTCTGCACCACAGGAGCACCACCATCGCGGAAGTCCACGCTGAGCACGTCCACGCGGGCACTCTTGAGGTCCGCATTGGGGATGCCAGGGATCAGCTCAGCGAGGCCCGCATTGGCTGGCTTGAGCAGCGTTGAATCATTGAGCAGCGCATCGGCTAGGTCAAAGGTGGCGTACTTGATCTCGTCGGGGATGACATCATCGGCATAATCCTTCTCGCCGCAGACGGCCTCCTCACGGGGCCAGAGCAGGGCTTGGGTAGTGGTGGCCTTGCTGCCTACCCACTCAAGCTGATCCAGCGAGCGCGTGGCTGCGATGAGCGCCTTGCCCTTGTCATCGGTGGTTGCCGTGCCCCACTTGAGGGTGGTCAGCATGGTGGCTGCAATGGAATCAGCAGCAGCAACCGACAAGTAGCTGTTGGCATCCGATGCTCCAACAGTGGCAGTGACGGTGACAGGCATGGGACAACAGCGCTAGGACTAGTTTGCTCAGCGTTTAGAACGCCAATTCATTTCGCCGGGCCCTTTTTTGCCTGTCTTGCTGCGGACGTTACCTGCCAGCTTGATCAGGTCACCTTGGACATCCTTGGACCCTTTGAAATGGCCCCTGCGTTTCATTTCCTCCCGCACCTTGGCATCAGAGCGGAACTTGCTTCGTTGGGACTTGATGTCTAGGTAGTCACGCTCAGCTTTGCTCAGCCGACGCGGCGAGGAACTGACCCTGTTGCTGGGTTTGCTGGCTGTGCTGTTGACCTTGGCCCATTGCGCCTTGCTCAGCCCCGGAGGCGGCGGTGGCGGGCCGCCAGCCGCAGGCTTTGCACTCTTCCCGCCCTTGCCACCTTTGCTGCCACCACCAGAGCCTGAAAAGCGGCCATTGGCATCACGCTTGTAGGTTCTGGTCATGACTTAGCTGTGTGCCACTAGCTTGCTCAGCGCTTAGCGCTCCACTGCTTGACGGCTTTGTCAAAGCTGATTTTGCCGCTGACGAGCTGATCCCCAAGCCGCACGCCAAAGATGTCGCGGGCTGTTTCGGGGTTGTCATTGACCCAGTTTTTGGCCGCCCGCTTAAAGCTGACGGTCTGCTCACCACTGTCACCCTCTGCGGGCCGCTTGGTGGCCACTGGCTCACCATTGGGGCTGGTCATGTCCTCATCGCGCCACTTGGCCGGCACGAGGAAACACCGGCAATTATGAGTTAGAATGCCACTAGCAAAATACGCTCCACTCAGCGTAGAAAAATCGTATACAGGTACGTCATGCCGCGCCTCAACCTGGACGTTGACCACATTGTCCAGCTCTACCAATCCGGCATGAGCATGAACAAGCTGGCTAACGCTCATGGCGTCAGCATCAAGGCTATCCGTAACTGCCTCAGGCGTGCCGGGGTCACCTTGCGAACCAAGCCCAACCCCGACTTGCCCTTGGTCGTCCAGCTCTACCGCTCCGGCATGAGCGAAAACCAAGTCGCTCACCACTTTGGCGTTGCTCGTGGTTGCATACGCAAGCGGCTCATCAAAGCGGGCATCACTCCGCGCACGCAAAGCGAGGCGGAGGCGCTCAAGTGGAGTCAGATGACTGCCGAGCAGCGACGCTGCCAAGTTGCTGCTGCCAACAAAGCTGCTCGCGGTCGCGTGCATAGCGAGGAGGAGCGCATCAAGCGGGCTCAGGTCGTCTACAGGCGTCAGCTGCGAATCAGCGACAACGAAAAGCGCATCGCGCATGTGCTCCGCGCACATGGCTTGACTATTGAGCAACAGTTTCCAGTTCACAGCTGCAATATCGACATCGCCGTGCATCCCGGCCCCATCGCCGTGGAAGTCCATGGGGGCGGCTGGCACGCAACTTCCACTCACAGACGCTTGATGGCTGAGAAGCGCAAACAGCTCTTTGGCCGTGGTTGGGCTTTGATTGAGGTTTGGATCGACAACCGCTTCTGCTTTGAGGCTGCTACAGACGAGCTGATCACCCTCTTGGAGCAGCTTGGCAGGCTTCCATCCGTTGCTGGTGAGCACTGGATGATTCTCGGTAACCGAAAGCAGCCTGTCGCCGTGCGTGCGGACAGTGACAACATTTCCGCTGTATACGCTTCGCATCCCGGCAGCGAGGATGCCGGGCTCAATCAGCGTGTCGCCTAAGACGCAATTCATGTGCGGACTGACCTTGCGGTAGCTGGTGTCAAACCGCTTGCCATCAAGCCCAATACAGATCGGGCACACCGCTGAATCCAGCACCGCTGTCCAGACCAGGCCCTGTTCCCCTAGCCAGTCGGGATCTGTCTCAAACTCATAAATGGCCTGCTGGGCTGCATTGCCCACCTCATGCACGCCCGTGCGGATGATGGCCTCCACGTTGTTCTCCACGCGCCGGACCACCGCATCCTCAAAGGTGCTGACCACCTCGCCGCCCACATCCGACAGCCCCAGCCGGATGTAGCGCTCCACCCGGTCGGCCACCTGCGCGGGCAGCGTCGCGGTCAACGTGTCGGCCAACGTTTTGCCATTGACCACGGCATTGTTGACCACCTGGCGCACCTGAACGCTTGCTGCACCTTCAGCGGTGAGCGTGCCGCCTGCCGCATCAACCATTTGCCGGGCAAAGGTCAACTGCTGCTCAACGAACGGCGTCAAGGCTTCCTGCAGCGTGGCCAATGCCGGCACACCCCAGGTTTGCTGCACACTGCGGGCCACCGCATTGACCACAGCGCGGATCGTGTTCTCTCGATTGGGGCCCAGCGCCAACGTGCCGGACTGGGTCACGATGCGCTCCACTGCGGCCATGGTGGTGCGCAGTTCGCGGAGCGCTTGCCGGATCAAGCGGTCCTCAACGGCCTTCGACCGCAAGGCATTGCGCAGAAACAGTTCGATCTCGTCAGAGATGGCCATCAGCGGCCTTGGCCTCGGTACGGCTTTTTACCGGCCTTTGCACGACTCCCACGACCAGACCCTTGGGTGGTCTTGTGGTGGACGGGCTCTTTGCGGATGGTGCCGTTGAGGCCAGCTTTTGCCTTGACGGCCATGGGCAGCAGACGCGCCTACTAGGTTTCCCCTAGAGCACCGGCACGACGTATTCCGTTGTGGTGCCTGCGTAATGCTTCCAGATGACCTCGCTGGAATTGCCTGCCCATGCCGATGCTTGGGCTACTGGGATGCCAGCTTCTAGCCAACGGCTAATGG